CACCAATCCATGGACTTTCTACTGTTACCCGCCTAAATGTATTTGCAGAGTCGCTAAAGCTAGACGCTTCTACTTTGTAGTTGAAACTGTCATTAAGCTCCAGCCAACGACCGTTGTCTAAGATGCGCACTGATACGAATGAAACACTCATGATTGCCTCTTAGATGGGCGCAACATTGCGTCTCTACGCTTTCTAGCCTCAATCTTTTTAATCATCTCTGATGGATCATCAGCCTTGACGGTAATAGGACCAGTGATAGAGGTAGACGCGTCAATGTATTGATTACCACCAGTGCCAACTGCTCTAATACCTAGTTGCTTGGTATAAATCTCTCTTACAATTTCTTTAGAGATTGCCTTGTACATAGAAAGCATATAGTCATGCCCACGGTTATTTAGTGGGATAACAGCCTCATCACCAGCTTCTCCTACGTAAGAAAGACTTCTAGCAATACCACCCTCAGCAAGACCACGAATGCGACGGAAGACGGGGCTTCCACCCTGTTCTCCTACCCCAGCAACGTGAACAGTTCCACCTGGTTTATTAGCGTGAATCATCGATCCGTTGCCTACGTAGATACCAATGTGGTCGTACGTACCGTTCTTATCCCAGTCAAAGCCGACTAGATCTCCAGGGATGGCCTTGCTGGAAGGGATAGGGCGAGACCCCTTAATTTGAGCGTCAGCGCTATGAACCAAACTAATGCCCACCTTGCTAGCTGAATAGGTAACTAGCCCTGAGCAGTCAAACGCGTCAGGACCAGCATCACCAACATGGTTATATGGCTCACCTAGTTGACGGTAAGCAACAGCCAAGAATTTATTGCGCTTTTTTAGATTGTCATCGAGATGGCGCTTATCAAGTTTGGATTCATCATAACGAGATTTTGGACTCATTTGAGGAGCAGTGGTAGATGACCCTGAGTTAGTGGTAGTTATTCCGATTCCTTTGTAGTTGCCAGATGTAGTAGCCCCAGTACCCATAGCAGGAGCACTACCTCCACCACTACCGCCTACTCCTCCAGCACCAGCAAGATTATTTATTAGTTTCATCACAAAGTTATATTTACGAGAGATAGAAGCAATGACTCTATCCATCTGGCGCTCACCAGTGTCTACAACCTTAATTCCAGCATCTGCAAGAATATTTAACGCTCTCTTTTCAACGTCACCGAACTTACCAACAACCTCTTTAAAAGAGCGCTCAAAGTCTTCTAGCGCGTTATCCATCTGACGCTTTTGGTCTTCTGCCATCCGACTCATCTGTTTGGTAAACAGCTCTTGGTTGCGGTCCATCTGGATCTGGAAGTCTTCCCAGGCACGAGCAGAGTTCCTAGCAAAGTCTTTTCTTGCCTGCCTGGTCATTCTCTCAAAGTCATCAACAGCGCGACGATACTCACGCGACCACTTTGACGCTACTAGGTCTCCAGTACCCTCTGCTCTAGCTTCAGTGAGCTTGTTCAGCTCCTTAATGACCTTGGGGTCCATACGAATATCAGAGAGCAAACGAGCTAATTGTTGAGCATTCTCTGGATCAGCAAGACCAAGGAAGTCAATAGTGGACTGACTTACTCCAGCTCTCTTAAGCCTCTTGAGGTTTTTCTCCTGCTGGTCTAGAGCTGCATTTTGTTCCTCAATATTAAGCATGAGGTTTTCTGCATCAAGAGTAGGAACAGTGGTGATTCTTTGATAAGGGTCATAGACTGTAGCCATAGCGTCTTCGACCATACGGTCCATTGACCGTTGGAATTCTGCCTGAGCCCTACGTTGGCTTAGATGGAAGTCATATTGTGCACGTTCTTGGTTACGGTAGAAATCGTCATACGCCCAAGAAATCTGCTGATTAAAATCTTCAACAGCCCTAGAGCGAGAGATTTGATATTCCTCTTCCGCACGAGCCATAGAGACGTTGAACTCACGGTGCGCAAGAATCACTTGGGAATAGGAAGTTTTCTGCGCCTGTAATTGTGAATAGAGTGTGTCTTCAAGAGCAAGTAGATCTTCTGCATAAGTGTCAGAGCTTTTATCTAGTGCGCCAATTTGCTGTTTGGTTCGCCCAACCTGAACAGCTTGAGTGTCCCAAGAGTTAAGTCCTTGTGCCCAAAGGTTCTGATCGAACCGGCGCTGTTCTAGTTGCTGAGCAAGTTGATACGCTTCTAGCTGTCCACCAGGAGGAGCTTGAGCGGCTGCCTCACTAATAACATCGATAGTTGAAGTTCCTGTTTTCTCAGCAGCCTTGTCTGCTTTAGACAGAATCTCTTGTGCGTAAGCAATTCTTTTATTTGAATCATCTGACGCAGCCTTACGCATTTGTTCATCTCTAGATGACCACTTACCAAGTTCTGTTTTCTGAAACTCAGAGAACTGTTTAGTAGTAGTAGATAGTTCAAGAAGAATCTTATTAATTTCTTCTTGGTTACCCAGATCAACCTGTTGGTAACCTTCTGTTCCAGTAATGGTCTTACCTATGGAGTTAGCAAACTCTTCAGCAGTCATTCCTTCTGGAGTAAGCTTCAACCCACCAATAGCTGATTTAAGATCTTCATCAGTAATTGGTCCATTGGCGATATCAGGGCCTGGATAGTTAAAATCTGTTCCTGGATACTTTTCAGCGATCAAACTTTCCATTTCACGGCGACCGGCAGAATCCCAAGTGCCAATGCTTGACATCAATTGATAAATGCCAGCTATCTGAGATAGGTCTCCAGCCTTAGCCCCGTACTGAGTGTCAATGGCAGTTGTTTGGGTACCAAACTGCTCAACGGCTGCTTCATAAGTACCTTTGTCTGCAGAAGACACACCACCAAAAGCAATGCTTGCCCAGTCTTTCGGGCCACCACTGAACTCTCGTAGGTAGGGAAGAACCTCTGAGTTAGTGTCAGCCATCCCAGTAACAATGCTGGATGGTTGATTAGTCAAAAGCTCGTTGGCTGTTTTATTAGAGTTTGTGTACGCCGTTAGGCTTTGCTGCAATACAGAATTTGTGTATGCAGTGTCATCAAAACGTGCCTGAAGATCCTGACCAATCTGTTGCATCTCTTCTTTAGGGAGATACCCCATAGACATGATGTAAGCGCGTGCACTTTCTGGCGTCATATTAGAAAGAGATGTGTCAGTTAGCTGGACATCTATTGCGCTAGCAAGCTCTGCTTCCAAAGAAGAAATCGTCGCTGCGTCTTTTCTGGTCTTATCAACAATTAGTTTGTTCGCGTATTCATCTGGGTTAATTCCATAGGTAGCTGTGGCGTAACTAGCCTTACCCGCAGCATCGCTGTACTTGTTAACCCCTAGTGTTCCCCAGTCCTCTGTGCGTTGCTCAGAAAGACCTTGAGCGTATTTATACATTGAATAGCCAGCAGTAGCACCAATGATCCCCATGCCCACTGGACCAAGAGCGCCCATTACTGCGCTTCCTACACCACGTGTGGCCATACCTGCTGTCGCTACACCTGCACGAGCGTAAGTTGTCCCAAGAACCCGCAATGAACTAGCAAAGTTCCTAGTAGCTCCCCCTAGACCAGTAATACTTTTAGTAGCGTCTCCAGTAGCAGTTGTATATCCTTTCATTGTGTCTTGGAACGTCTTAACTGAACCACCCATGACAGCACGCGCCTGAGCGAATGGCGTCTCTTGCATTAGTTGAGATCTCTTAAGAAGATCTGATTGACCTGTAGTCATCCAGGTAGCGCCTCTGACTGGCAAAGCAGCCATCTGAGACAGACGCCCAGGAGCTACTCCAGGCTCCCCCATAGCTTCACCAAGTCTGTAACCGCCCTGCGCCATCAAATATGACGGCGCAAATCTGCTCCAACCAACTCTTGGCCTGGTAAGAACATCAGCAGATTTCATGGCAGCAGGCGTTTCTACTCCTTGCCCCAGACGCATTGCCCCCCAGCCAGTCTTAAGAACTGATGCACCCATCCCAGCCGTCACTAGCTTGCTCAACCCACCAGCAGCCAGTAGACCCATCCCCACGGTGCCAGCAACAGCAGCAACCCCACCGGTAGCAATAGCTGCTGCTCCACCAATTGGAGAGGCAGCAATAACATTCATTACACTCATCAACTGAGTAGCAGCAGTTACCGCAAGACCCAACGGCTTAGTAATATGCTCACCAATATTGATGGCAAAAGTCTGAACACCAGAAGTAAACCGCTCCATTTGGTCATTTAGCCCGCTAAAGGCTGCTTCTGAACCAGTGGCAAGAGAATCTTTATCCCCGTAAACAGCTTCACTAACACTTGATCTGAGATTCCCAGAGTTAATAACAGCCTGGATAGACCTGATAGTTCTCAGCCCATCAAGACCCAATGAGTCCAATGTTTTAATAGCCAGCGGTCCCTGCTTGTTCAGGCTTTCAAAGATCTGAACAACAGCTTCACCAGGATCCATGTTACGAAGTTGCTGTGAAGTCTGCCCTAGAAGATCTGTGTAGATCTTGAGTTCAGGACCACCAAATTGCAGAGTTTTTGTCAGACCGTAGACAAGACGGTTGAACGCTGTCGCGCCCGCGTACCCATCTGCCCCTGCCTTAGAGAACGCTCCAGAGACCCCCAGGACAGTCTCTTCTGTCATCCCTGCTAGACGAGCAACCGGACCAATAGCGTTAGAGAACTCCAGAACGCTCTGAGCAGCCACTCCAGAGCCAGTAGCGACATTGACTAGCGAGTTGGCGTACTTGTCAATGCTATTAGCGTTAAGAGTACCCATGGTGCGACCAAGCTCTACCAGCCCAGTAGAGACAGACAATAGATCCGCACCAGTTGCACCAGAGAGTCTGGTGAGCGCCTGACTCATCTTGTTGATCTGCTGTTCAGACACCACACCCATCTGAGAAAGCATCGTGACCAGTTGGGTGGCCTGGTTCAAAGAGATGGGGAAGTCTTTAGAAAGACCCTTGACGGTCTTTTCCAGCGTTCCCATGTTCTTGCCGGTAATAGCTGATTGAGCAGCAAGAGTAGAAAGGTTCTTTTCGAACTTGCCCGCCGCAACAGCAGCACCTAATAGACCTGTAGAAGCCCCAGCTCCTAAACCAACCAGGCTCTTTCCAGCAGTCTTATTAATATTAGAAAGCTTTTGCGTGACCGTATCAATCGACTTGGCCAGCAGGTTTGTAGAGGTAGCTGCATCGCCAACCTGCTGCTGATATTGGTTGACATCAGCAGTAAGAACTACATTGGCATTGCGCTGCTCTTCCACTTAGATATCCCCTTCAAATCTAGCGGCCCAGTTCTTCTTCATCTTAATGAGCCCAGATTTGTACTCAAGAGACGTTGTGGGGATAAGGGATACCGTGGTGCCAGGAAGGCCTTGGACATCTTCACTGGCTACCTCCTTTAGATAGCATCCTTTGCAGAATGTCTCAGAAGGAGAGTAAGCGTTTCTGTTCTCTTCCCACTCATACGACATGGTGCCGCACATCTTGCAGCGATCCGCTTCGTTGAGCATGAAAGCAAGTATCTTCGCTCTGTCCTCATCACTCCAGTCAAGAAACTCTGAATGAGGTATACCTTTTTCGTAACAGTAAGAAATATCTAGAAAAAGGGCAGCGTCATATTTCAGACGCTCCCGGTAAAAGGGATCTTTGGCTGCAATGAGTTACAAAGGTTCATCGCCTCACTGAACAGGTGCATGAGCTCTCCACGGTTCCAGTCAGGAGAGTCCCAGATGGCCTTGCACTCTTCATATGAAAGCTCTGGTTCCATGCAGACCTTTGAAATCAAGGCTGGAGCAAAGTGGTCCACATTAAAAGAAGCACCATCGATTTTTTGCTCAGTGGTAGGCGGGTGAGCATCAATCAGCTTGTCGTACTCCTGGGCCCCGAGGGAACGGAACTTAAAGCTAATCTCTTCTGTCCCACCACTATCAGTGGGCATAACGAGAGTAACTTCCCGCTCCACTCGGGGCTTCTTCAGAAGCTTGTCGAATGTGGCTCGCTTTGACTCACGACGCTGCTCTTCTTGCGCCTTTACTACTTCCGTACCCAACTGCTGTGCCATGTCTAACCTTTCAAGGGAGGAGTTTATAGGTTAAAACTATCACGCAGCTACAACTGCAGCTTCGTTTGGTTCTGAACCTACCGAGCAGGTAAGAGTGAAAGTAAGCACCTGGTTAGAAGCCATGTTGGAGTTAGTACGCGACGTAACCGTAACTGGCCATACCTCAACCGGGTCAAGAGCGACAGGCTTATTAGCAGTGCCTGCACCACCAAATCGGCTGATAATAAAGAAGCCAGCAGTTCCACGCGGGAGAGTGGTCCAAGCTGTGTCTGCCGCTGTGTCACGGTAGAAGTCTGCCGTGAACGTAGCGGTAGAGGTACCAGGCACTGAGGTCTCAAAGAGAGTATCAAGGCTTGGCGTAGGGACGGTGTTACCTTGGCTGGACGCGTTGATTGAAATCAGCAACGGGGTCAAAGGAACCGCTGCAGTGACATTTGCCGCTGTAGGCGCAGAAGTGCTGGCCACAGTAGTGGCGAAGCCCACCCAAGAGTTCTCATTCGGGATAATGCGTGCCATCGAATTTACTCCTTCTCCGAGGCTTCGCTCGGTTCATTGTCTTCATTAAAGTCAAGCACGACTGGAAGTTCTTCTCCAGCCACATCCTCGGTCATTAGTGGAAAAGTACGGCCAACTACTTCCCAGCCGTTCTCCACCCAAACAGGTACAGATTCCTCCATAACTTGAGACTCGACATCCAGTTCAGGATGACGAATCGTAACTAGGTGTTCTTTCACGGTCATTCTCCTTTCGTCACCCATACAGTGAACTGGTCTACTTGGCCCCAGTAAGGGGGATTTGTCATGTCCACTCTCTGAATACTGCCAATTGTGGTAAAAGAGACCTTTTGAATTGTGTGTGTTGATTCTATTAAATTTCCTGGGCCAAGAACTTGCTTTGTGTTCTTCAGTACTGACAGCGAATCACGAGCTCGATCTGCCATCCACTCGCATTGGGTGCGAGAGACTCCAAAAGACGACAGGTTGTAGTTAAACTGCCAGTCTGCTGAAGTATCACTAAGAGGGCCAGAGGGGTTAGCCCCTGTCCCTGGTAGCAACGTTGAGTAAGGGGTGAAGTTAGTCCCGGTGGTATTTGGCTCCCCTTGCCAACCACCGTCTTTAGGAGCGTCTGCATCACCAATGGGCTTACCGACACTCTCTAGAGTTTCGATAAGAACATCAGTCAAAGGGCCTCTGTACACAGTCATGAGTTGGGACCTTTAGTGATTTGAGCAGCTCCTTCATCAAGAAGTTTACCTAAAGAATCCTTCATCACTTCTTCAAAAGCAGGGCGCATATAGGGCTGAGCCTTTACTCCTGGATGCTTGACCAGCTTGGTAACTACAGTCTTCCCATTTATTTTAAATACCAGCCGACCATCAGGCTTTTTAGGTCTGATCTCATACATGGGTCCAGGGAACTCTCCCCTGGTTGCCGTACCAAACTCCTGAAAGACGCCATAGTCAACGCCAGGTCCGATCTCTACCTGCATCGGAGTAATCCATCTAGCGTGGATAGAAGCTTGCAGTTTCCCTGTATCTACCGGAGCTCTTACCTGGGCTTCATGCACAATGCGCTGTGCTGAGGTCTGCAGAATAGAAGCAGCAGCTTTCTCTATTTTTTGTCCAGAAGCTGCGCTGAGGTCATTTGCTAAGCCAGTAATCTCTGCAGAAGCGGCTACAGTTGCCATGAGGAACTCTCCTCCATCGCCTGACACTGCATTCTGCGTACCGCCATGACTAACCCGCCACCCTCAACGTCAAGTACGCGGAATCCTTTTCCCTGCAGTTCTTCGTCGCTTACTGACTCTAGAACTAGCACGATGTCATCACGGTGCGGAGCTGGTAATACATCTGCGGGAATTGAGATATAAGTGGACCTAAATGTCAGGTCTGCTTCTCCTACCGCAACTACCTGAGGTCCAGAGACTGAATAAATCCTGGCTTTACCCTGATAGATCTTTGATTCTTCAGTGGCCTGGTTTTGACCAGTAGTGGTATTAAAAGACACTTTCCCTGGCCGATAGATAGCCACGGTGTCTATCATCACGGAGTTGACCTGCCTAGACAGGTACTTTCGTGAGTGAGAAGACGCAACCCTAACCATTGTGAACCTCAGGCTCAGGTGCAGGTTGAGTGCCACCAAATTCCTGCTGGCCAGCGTCATAGTTGTCGTGCATACCAGTAGCAAACATCAGTGGTCTGATAGATGAGTCAAACGTCTCGTCCCAGAGAATTCCACCAGCGCTAGGCCCACCAGACTGACGGGTGTTTTTATACTGGTCTCTTAGTGAAAGAGCTAGATCATTGTACTTATTCTGAAGCTCTGAGACCTGCACAGAGACGCCATCAGCTGAGTATGAGACCTCCCTAGCAAACCGGGCAGAAATCGTCTCACAGGCCAGCGCAGCGACGTAGTAGGTGGATCCATACTCTGGTAGGTACTTGTCAATCATGTACATGAGCTCAGAGTCAGTAAGCAGAATGTCTTCAGCGTCAGTGTCTTGAATCAAGAACCTAAGCTCATCAAGATTAGAAGCAGCAGGGTCACCGGAGTAATAAAAGTCATCAGTCATTTGTTTCTCCGATTCTCTGCTTTAATGTTTTTGTAAGACTTCTGACCCGCATACGATGCAGCCCCACCACCAAATGTTCCACCCACAACGGTACCGATAGGGGCACTTTTTAGATTTAGGGCAACTTTTGCACCTTTAGGAAGCTTTATCACCCTGGTCTTTAACGGAACTCTACGTACACCAAGACGAATAAGACCAGCAGCCCCCAAGCCAACAGCCGCACCAGTACCCACTTTTGCCGTAGTGTTTCTCGCAGCATTAGCTACCTTCCGCTTGCGCGGGGACTCGTCATACGAACGTACGGCAGTACCAGGGAGAACGGCTGCTGCTGAATCAGGCATACGGTCAGGGAGGATCCGTTTAGAGATCCCATGGTCAACACCAAACGGTGAGCTAGGCACCTACTGCCTCCGCTGTACGACAGCCTTCTTAGGAGCCTTCCTGGGAGGGTCCTCTACCCATTCAATGAAGTTAAACCGCTCCCAAGACTCACGCCTAGCCCACTTTTCGGCTTCAGGAACGGGCTCGCCAATATGTCTGACTCCATCGCCAATCTGAAGTTCCCTCTTGGCGATATACATCAGTCAGCCTTCTTATGAGCAGTTTTCTTGGCAGCTGCCTTCTTGACCGGGTGGTGTTCGGCAACCTCTTCAACTAGTTCAACATCTCCCCAATACAGCCAAGAACCGACAATCTCAGGTGGGTTAGCAATGACATCACCTGGATGGTAGATGTCATCACCGATCTGAATGTCTTTGCGAGCCTTGTACGTACTCATACATCTGTCCCCCGCCTAAATGTCTCAACAGGCTGGGTACGAGGACCAGACCAGATGTTTTTATTAAGACGATCAGATCCAGTAGGAATCTTCTGCTTATTTTTCGTACCTTGGGTGAGGGTAGTACGAACCTTGATGATTTTCTTAGCAGCTAGCCAAGAATGAATAGTCCTAGCATTGGGCAGCACTGAAGTGATATCCGTACCTGGTTCGTACGTCGTGACCCCGATTTTAATACGGGAGTTAGCAAGGTACTTGTTAGCCACAGTTACTCCTTAGAAAAGGGAAAGAAGGGCCAGCACTCCTCCATGCTGACCCCTCCCTCCGCTTTAGGTGGCTCAGGCCACAGCTGACGCTAGGAATACACCCATGTCGGGAGCAATGACCTTCATATCGTACGTCATTTCTGCCTCCACCCTGTCTGATGCAATCTGCTCCTGACGGAAGCTCTTCACTCGGATGCCCTGGCTGTTCCCAGCCGCATAGCCATTCCAGGTGAAGGTGTATCCCGCTGCAGGTGTCATCAGCGACGGTGAACTGGGCGTGTAACACAGGAGAGCTGCCTTTGAGTTAGCCGTGAAGGCATACGTAGCAGCAGCGTCCTGGTCTTCAGCATCGTTGATCTCAGCCACTGAAGTGCTAGTGGCGTAGGAGACAACGAGCTTATTAACACCGAACAGACCCGCAATAAGGTCTTCGGTGATAACGCCCTTCTGGGTGTACTTGATCCGATCCAGAATGTCTGGGTGGTTTTTAAGCACCCGCATGACATTTGCTCCGACAACCATCGTGTTGGGGCTGAAACCAGTCAGCTCACGGAAATCGATGACGTACTGAGCAACGTTTGCAATCGGGTCAGAACCAGCTTGGTCCCACTGGATGTACTGCGATGAGTTCGGACCAGAGGTTACCCCGGTACGGTCAGTCGCCCACACGCCAGTCTTGAAGTAGGCGTTAGCCCAGTCAAGGTCTCGCTTTAGGAGTAGCTGGTTAGTAATGAACTTCGTGGCGTCAGAGTCCAACCGGAAGTTGGAGTCAGCATTCGCACGAACCTGGTCATCGATGTCCTTGTGGACAGCGTAGATGTGGCAGAAGTACGAATCGGTGTCGAACTTCCAGCCCACGCCTGGTGACTCAGTACCAGGAGCGCGACGCTGAACGTCCGTCCGACGCCAGTCAGACTTGGAATACTTCCAGTAAAGGTCTGACTGCTTTTGAACAGGAACCTGCGGAAACACCTGGCTAGAGACGTATTCCGAAGGCTTTTGGATGTATGCAACCGACACGTTAGAAAGGGGGACATTAACGTGAAGATCGCTCTGCGCCGGGTTCGGCATATTTTTCTTACCTCCTCAATCAGATCCTGAGCAGGCACGGGAACAATGCTCCCGCAGATGCCGAGCCCAGAGCGATTCCAACAATGAGTGCAGCGTCAGTTCCAGGAGTAGCAGTTACGCCTGTCCCGTCAATAGTGGTGTCCACCTTGATTCCGTCACCGGCAGAAACTCCACCAGTGCCCGCTGCAACCTTGGTCACACCACGAATAGCTACCGTGGCTGCTTGGTTTTCAAACTGTGGCTTGTTCTGCATAACCCCCAGAACTAGCTCGTTAGTGGTGCCATCAGCAAGCCCACAGGTAGCAGCAGTGCTCGTCGCCTTGACGAAGTAGTACTGCTTCCCACCGTTGGGGTCTGCAGAACCGGGTTGCCCAGGAACTGAGGTGTATACGGCAAGCGTGGAGTTGGCCTTAAGAGTGATAGACCTAAGGGCCTCTTCGTAAGCCATTGTTTATTTCCCTCCCTTACCGAGAGTTCCGAGACGAGAGGTATTCCTCGTACGCCGCTGGGTTGGTGTCGAAGAAGTTCTCCATGGCGTCAGCCTTGGAAACATCTCCCTTGGATACCTGCTGATCAATAGTGGCGTTTACCTGAGCAATTACCTCGTTGTTGTCGCCACCACCCTCAAAACCAATCTCCGAAGAGATGTAGTCATAGGCTTCTGAAGCAGCATCAAGTGCCTTAGCGACAACGGCACAGTCTTCGTAGCTCATGGTCTCAGCCATGCGCATAAGAACTGGTCCAAGGTCATCGGCCTCAATAGGTAGGTTGTACGTGGCAGCCTTCGACACGTACTCCTTAGTCAGGCGAAGCTCACGCTCTGCCTTGGCAATCTCTTCGGCGTTAGTAGCTCGTTGCTCAGCCTTTGAGATCTCATCCAGCGCTTTAGAGATGACCTCATCGCGGTCCATCTCAGTAAGCGCCTTAGAAAGGTCCTCACGGACCCGATCTCCTAGAGATTTGCTCTCGGTTTTTCCAAAAAGGTCAGCACCCTTTGAGACTCCAGCCTCAGCAAGCTCCTTGGTCTCGTCCTTAGCTTCTGCCTCTTGTGTCTCCGCATCATCTGCGACGAACATAAAAGCATCACCTTCGGCATTAAAAACCACGTCGCCGTGCTCAAGCTGGGACTCGTCAAGGAGCTGACCATCCTCGCTGTAGATCTCGGGCACTGTTTCCTCCTCGGTCGCCCGCTTGGCGA